ACAAAGTGCTGTCAATGTGACTGACTGATAAGTAATTTTTGAGGTCGCCCCAAAATTAACACTTTCAGCACCGTTCAAAGTGTCGGCAGTCATAAGAGTTGCTTCAGCTTCCAATAATCTTTGCCCGTTCACATTTATAGTTACAACAGCAAATAAACACGCTAATAAAAATAATATCTTTTTCATATCTGTTTTTCCTTTCTTTTATTATTATAAACCAGCGATTATAGTTGCAATAGTACCAGTTACAAAAGCTCCAGCGTCTTGACCTGAAACTCTTAATACGCCTCTTAATACACCTGTAATGGTTTTGTTACCATAGATAGGATCGGTATCGTTTTGATCCCAAACCTTTACGGTAATACCATTTTTCATGTATACTTTCGCCTTAGTAAAGTCGCCTACAGTAATACTACCCTGGGTTACGTTTGTATTTGTAACAACACGAAGTCCGCCAACAGTCAAACCATTAGTTGACTGGAAAGGTGGAATTACATAGTTTCCGTTTGCGTCTTTTTGCATGCGCATAACAGCGAAATCCGTCGGATTCATCAACACAATGTTAGGAATGTAGTTTGCATTCGTAACCTGTAGAGCTGCTGCCATTATGGCATCTGATGTGTTCGCGTCAGTTGTGTTCAGCCCTGTTGGCTTTGAATAAGCACTGTCATAACCTGTCAAACCCTTCATCACAGGTGCAGACCCTGAACCACTATATAAGTCAGTATCAAACCTACGGTCTATCAACCCAAATATTTCAGAAGATATTTCTGAACGTAGGAAATCAACATCATCAATCATCTCATCAGAAATTTTTGCATAAGATGTTATCTTAACAAGGTCAACAGTGTAACGCCTGTAGTCAGTATCCATCTGGGTATAAACAGCAGCCTCAGACGTATTACCTGATCCGCCCTCACGAGCTGTACGCTCAATCCAGGCAATACTATCACTTGTAGTGAAAGCAGTCTGTATAATATCCTGCATAAATGTTGGAGTGTCAGGTGTTTTTGATATGCCTGGCTCTTGCTGTGCAAGTGGTATCTCACCGGTCAAATTTCCTGACCGTGTCATATCACCTACAGTCTTTGTGTTAAATGCTTTTACTTCGAATGATCCGTTCTTACCTTTGTATTCAGGTAACTTTTCAACTATAGCATCAATACCACATTTCTCATCAGCATTGTCAACAGAATTTTTCAAGTCTGTGGCAATCTGATCTAACTGGCTCTGCATGGCTGCCATAATCTCTGACTTTGCACCAAAATCTTTTTCAAGTTCAGACTTAAAATCAGCAAACTCCTCTTTTGACGTGACAGTGTTCTGGAACTCATCCAGCTTACTTGTCACTTCAATAGCCAACTCAGAACCAAGTTCTTCCTGAAGTTTCTTTAATTCTTTTTCGTTCATCTGTTAAAGTTTTTTTTGAAGCTGTCTCTTAATACATCAAAATTCATCGGCTCAATCGTCGGAGTGATTTCTGCAATCGGCTCGTCTGTTTCAAGTGACTTTAACATTTCTTGCAGTTGTGCAACTTCAATTTCGATTAAATAAAATGTTTCATCTGTATATTTACCATTGCGTAATGCTTTGGAAAATCTATCAAATTTATCTTGTAATTCTTTTATCCTTTCTTCTTTTTTTTCTGATTTGAATCCCTGAAATCTTGCTTCTTCATTAGCACCCCATGTAACACTTGATACCTCCCAGAGCCTGACCTCAATCAACTCGTTATATAAAAATTCACCCTTATCGTCTTTGACTGCATTATCTTTTATTACTTGGTAACCAAAGGAATGTTCTTTGAGCGTTCCGTCTTCATACATCTCTAGAACATCATTTGATAGGGGGCGGTTTTTGTTTAACTTAGATTCAAATATACCCCCCTCAGCATCTTCTTATATCTTTTGGCGCCTTGAAATAAAATCATAGGTTGAATGTTGATAAAGATGTACTATACGATCTTTGCCCTCTGCACCACGCTCGGCTATTGTTTTTTTGAACATACCAGGTACAGCCATATCAAGATCTGAATCAATATTACCGAACTTAGAAAAATAAGCCACGATAGTTCCTGACTTCGTGTCAACATCTTTTATCGAATTTTCTATTACATTTCCTTTTTTATACATAACTTATCTATATTTTATCTTAATTCAATTATATCAACAGCGCACTTACAGTTAATTGATTCTTCAGGTGGAAGACTTGCAGCCATCGGATAAGGCGTTGCGTGACCATTTACAATAAAATCCTGATTAATCGGTATGTTTTGATTAGCTGGGTTTCCTTCAGCCTCAATATGACTATCCCTGATATTTGTTCCACCAGTTATCCATGATTTAACCAATGGCTTACCCGTTGCAATAGCACCCTCAACCGTTCCCATGTTTGCAGCCCGACCAATTTCAGTTCGTGCAATTCGTTTGCCCTTCCATCGTGCCATACGTTTATAATCAGTTGTTAACCTGTCTTTAATTATCTTTGCTGTTTTATCAACACCATATCCCAGCTGTGTTGCTTCGTTAATTATTTTTTGTAACATACGTTTGACATCAGATCGAGATGTATCAGTTATTTCTAATCCTAATCTAAGCATTAAGTTTTCTGCTGTTGTCATCATTATTCGTTCAAATGCCCGTGCTTCATCTGATTGCTTGTAAAACATCGCTTCAGTATACCCCTTGAACCCTTCGATTGTATTTCCAGCAAACCAGCTTCCTGTATCAACATAAAGATCAATCATTGGCTCAATCAATGGCTCAGGTTTCATTTTGTTGTAATCAACAGAAGTAAAATCACGTTCAATTTGTCGCAATATCGGATTGAGCTGCTTCATTAAAGCATCTCGCATTTTACGGGTGTATTTGCGCTCAAATATCATTCGTTTTCTAATTATTTTTTGCCAACGTCTTGAGTTCGCCATTATTCACTTATATGTTCATCAGTTTCACTTTCCAAAGGCAAAAGATTTGTCGGTAACCAAATCTGATCAGCTTCAGTATTATCAATCTTTTCCTTGTTCATTATTTCACGTTTCTCATTTATCGTTAGCCAATCAGCAGTCTTGAGCCATTCAGCTAACGTCTTGAAGTCATCCTGAAGTACAGCAACATTGGAAGTATCAAACCACACCCAAAGATCATCGCCATAAGCCGGAACAATCCACCGATTAAAAGCGGAATAAAACAACTTAGCCCCAGGAATAGGGGCTTCAGTATATAATGATTTTTTTGCTTCATTAATGTTGTTATAAGTGTTCCCGACAGTCGGATCAAGCAATACAGCCGGCACATTATAAGCATTGCAAAGCGAATGCAATGAATGCTTCTGACTATCAATAACAGCAAGGTCAACAGCCGATAACCCCATTTGCTTCCAGTCAACCTTTCTTGTCGTCACCATTATCTCACCAGCAGACTTTGAGCCGAGCATCTTTTTGAACTTTTCTTTTATTGCCCGGGCTGCCGGGAGTGCACCATTAACATCTTCACCCTCAAACGTCACAATGCCTGGTGGTCCCTGATTCTGAAACTGTCTTTTTTGTGTTGTCAGACTTTCATCTGAGATTGCTGCTGTACGATTTCCTGCCTCCAGTGGTGATAATCCATACATCTCTTTCCCGTTGCCATATTCAGGATTAAAGGATTTCCAGTGTAAGACATCATCAGGTTTGAAGTGTTCCCTTGAAACACTCAAGTCAATAGTATATCCTTTGACAGGCTGTCTGTAACCACCCGAAACAATTTTAGTGTACTGCGAAGGCATAAGCCAGAGTTCCAATGTCTGCCCTTTGTTTACCCCGTTTTCAATGCGAGGTGCGTAAATAAATCCATCACCAGTTGACAGTTTGAACACCTGACCGCCTTCGTAAAACTCTTCCCATCCTTGATCCGGGTTTGGTCTATCTAATAGCTTTAATAAATTTTCTTCATTCACATTTGATGATTCTGTCACTGGCTCAGCCGACTCACCCTGTCCTTTCATCAGTATAGGTGGTAATGTCTTACCAGCGTCAATAACCTTTTTTATAACAGAATAAACATCAATATTTCCAGTATAATGATTAACATACGTCTCTTTTGATTTCTCAGGAAAAACAACGGTGTTGCTAATCATTTCATATAATGTTTGGCTCAGTAAGTTTTTGTCAGGGTTTTGCAAAGCCTGATTAACTGCTTTTTGAATTATTCGTGAAAATATACTCATACGACCCACATTTCTTGTTTACGTTTCAATTTTGTGAACACATAATACCGACAAGCATCAAGCAAATGATTATACATATCTATCGGTGTATCACTTTTCTTGTCAGACCAAACATAATTATTAAGTTCTTTTTTTAGATTATGGCTGTCAGGATCAACAACCAATTCATAATCTAATAATATTTTTATTCCAGCCCTTACACTGTCTTGACCTTTTATTGAGGGCTTAATGTTCAATGGTTTCAGGTCGTCAATCAAACGAGGCTCAGCACAATCGGCAATTATTTCATTCTTTGCACACATTCGTTTTAATTTCATTTGTAGTTTTTCGGATCCGAGACCGTTCTCATACAAATACTCTTTTAAATATATCTTACGTCGTTTCTCATCTATTGCAACCTTAATCAAAGCATCAGGATCAACAGAATAACCAAAGTCTAAGCCGAATCCATAAGGTAATGATTCATCAAATTCTCCCTCAACCCAGTTATCAAATATTACACCCTCTGCTTTTTCAACCCAACCACCGAGAATAACATGGCGATATTTTTCAGGGTTCTTTTCTTTTATTTCGTCGATGCGTTTTAGATAATCATCTGGTATATTATTGATATTATCTAAATACGTTGTATGTATATGACAAAGTTCCGGGTGTGTTGATACAGGTATTTGATAACCACCAATAGTAACATGTTTTGTATATCCCTCGAACCAGCGTTGCCAAATCCAATGCTCTTTAGATGTTGGATTCATTATCAGGATAATCATATTCGTAGCGCCTGGTTTACGTACCGATAAATCAACTTTGTCAAAACGATCCTCATCGGTTTCCTCTTCTGCTTCATCAAGACACCAAACATTAATACCATGAAGTGATTTAAGACTTGCTGTCTGTGTTTTTTGCCCTGTTTTCAATCCGGCAAATATAACTTCACTGCCGGTTAATTTGTTGCTTATATCTGTTTGGTTCACGTTGAAATGATCATCTGCATTTAACATTGAAATCTTTTCCTCAAATTCAGGTATGATAGATTTCTTTGCTGATGTCATTGTAAATCGTGTATGCAATATTTTATTATTTTTTTGAAATGTTTTTTGCGTCAAATATAAGTTCGCTGCAAATGATTTACCTGAGTTTCGACCACCTGTCAGAAGATAATATCGTTTCTGTTCCTGCCAGAGTGGTTTAAACTTTTCGTTTATGTTAATGGTTTTCAATCACACTTTTTTAAGTAACCGATTAAAACATCTGCCTGTATTTCAGCACACCCTTTTGCGTCTGTAATATCTTCAAAGTTTTCGGGGTCTTTTAGATAATCATCATTCCATAACTTAAATGCTGTTACTAATTGTTTTTTTGTTGCTTCAATCTTTTTCATCTTTTTGGTTTTCGTTTTTTACAAACTGCATTGGTGATAAATTCACTTCGCCGGAATGTTCAATTTCCTGGCGTTCAATATAGCCTCGTTTCTTTCCTTTGGTTTTCATGTAGAATAATATCGAAGCTGTATCTAACTTCTTAATGTTCTCAAATAGCTTACCTTCAACAAAGTCAAGGGCAATATTTTCAATATCGTCTATTTGTTCTTTGAAGTCTGTATCAGTTTTCAGATAGTGATAATATGTTTTTCTTGAAACACCGACAGTATTACAGGCATCGGTAACGATTCCAAGCGAATGTTTCATCGCTTCGATTAATCTAATTTTGTTTTGTTTAGTTTTGTTACTGTCTGCCAAAGTTATTCAGGATATTTTCAAATTATTTAGAACATACCAAATCAATACAAAAATAATACAAAATATTACTATTTGTTTTTTCTTCTTTTTCCTTTTCCTTATATATTTCCTTATATGTGTCCTTTTCCTGTACTGTTAGTTAACAGTTACGTAACAGTATACTAAGGGTTAGTTAACTGTATAAAAAAGAATATTTAAGTATTTGATTATTAAACAACTGTTTGAAATTGGTCAGATGTTGCCGTTAGTTGTCGAGTTATTAACAATCGAGTTAAACGATCGTTTGAATTTTGGCCATACAATGGCCATAAAAAGTTTTTGTTTGTTTAAAAAAAATATCAAAAAAACATGGATTATGTCAATTATTTCATTTAAAAATTGATTGAAATATCACATATTACAGATATACACTCGTTATGTGCCATTTAAAGAGCAACACTACTCTCAACTTCATTCCCCCAAACATCCCAGCCATCGGGCTTAATTCGGGCAAATAATTCAATCTTGGGTAATTCATCTCCAAACATTTCTACAATCTTATCTCTTATTAATTGTGGCTTTCTGCTATGAATATTTCTTTCTCTGATAGCTTCTTGTAGTTGTCGCACTTTTCTACTTTTTAAATGTTTCGTCATTGCTCCCCTCGTTCCTAATAAAACAAGTTCAACATTTTTCATA